ACTTTGGAATGGAACAAACTGGACAGAAGTTAACGATTTAAATACTGCTAGAAAAGAAATTGGAGATGCTGGAACATCAACTGCCGCTTTAGCTTTTGGTGGAGAAACAGGTCCTGCAGTAACAGGAATAAGTGAATCTTGGAATGGAACAAACTGGACAGAAGTAAATGATTTAAATACAGCACGAGGAGCATTAGGTGGTGCAGGCCTTCAACCAGCAGCTTTAGCTTTTGGAGGAAGAAATCATTCAGATACTAAAGATGCAGAGACAGAAATATGGAACGGAACTTCATGGACGGAAAATTCAGATTTAAGCACAGCAAGAAGATCAATGGGTAGTTGTGGAACAAGTGCAAACGCACTAGCCTTTGGTGGAAATACTGGGTCTCCAACAACAGCAACAGAAGAGTGGAGTAGTACATCGAATACAACTAAAACGATAAGTACGGATTAATTATGACAACATACAAAGAAATACGAGGATCACAAATTGAAGCGGTAGCAACCGATCCATCAAATCCTGTTGAAGGACAAGTTTGGTATAATACAACTTCTAATGTTTTAAAAGGTTCAGTGTTAACATCTGCAGGAGCATTTGCTTCTACAAACTCATTAAACACTGCTCATGGTGGTGCAGGTTGTACTAACCAAGGAACTTATACATCAGCTTTATGTTGGGGTGGAGCAAATTCAGGAGGGTCTCCAGACTTTTTAGCACAAACAGAATCTTGGAATGGAACCAACTGGACAGAAGTAAACGATTTAAACAAAGGAAGAAATGGTGTTAGTGGAGCAGGAGTTTCAAACACTTCAGCTTTAGCTTACGCTGGAAGTTCACCAGGAGCACCATCACCTAATGGTGCAACAGAACTTTGGAATGGAACTAACTGGACTGAAGTTAACGATATGAATGTTGATAAAAGTGGTATGGCAACAGGAACTGGAACAGCAACATCAGCCTTAGGTATAGGTGGTTATGTTGGTCCTCCTGGTTCTACAGATCAAACAGAACTTTGGAATGGAACTAATTGGACTGAGGTAAATAATCTAACTACTGCAAGGCGACAAATGATGGGACAAGGAGCTGACAACACAAGTTCAATAGTTGCTGGAGGATTTGTATCTCCAGGATCTGGAACTACTGCAAACACAGAAGTTTGGAATGGAACTAATTGGACAGAAGTAAATAATTTAAATGAATCAAAATATAATAGTGGTGGTTTTGGAATTGCAACTGCTGCTATTGCTATCGGAGGTTTAACTCCATCGATTACAACTAATGTTGAACAATGGAATGGAACTAACTGGACGGAAACAACAAACTATCCAGCTAATACTAAACAGGCTTGTGGAGGTGGTGCTACTGCAGGATCAGCTTTAGCATATGATGGTGAAAACGGTCCAGACTCTGCGGTTACAACATCGTTTACATGGACAGGTCCAGGTGTAGCTCAAACAAGAACATTTACCGACTCATAAGACTTGTAATATATTTTAATTAATATATATAAGAATAAACTATAAAGGATAAAGCTATGAAAAAAGACGTTAAAGAAGTTATACAAGGTGAAGAACCACATTTAAATAATCTATTAACACAAGAAGATCTATCATCATTTAAAGGTATGGTAGACGAGCTTCGTGATACATGGACCAAAAAACAAATGTTTCGAACAGAAACAGAAGCAAGATTTTCTGTTCTACAAGATAATAGATATCCAACCAAAGCATCAAAGTATTGGCAGTGTGTGAGAGAACAATCATCATACTTAGACAACCTAATGACATTATCGTTTGACTACAGAAGAAACGAAGCAAAAATTAAATGGTTAGAAGGTAAAGTTGAAAAAGAAGAAGATGAATATAAAAAAACTAAATACAAAATAGATTTAGACGAAGCTAGATTTGGTAAAGCTTCTATGGAAAAAGTCGCAAAACATAGAATGAGAGAAATTAAAATGTGGTCTAAGTTAAAGAAAGAATTTAACGACGGATCATTCAATGATAAAGACGTTAACCAACACCAGTTAGAATCTTATGGATTGCAATACCATGAGAAAGCAAAAACATTAAATCAAAACTCAAGTGAGGCAGAAGTGTTTAATGTAATGGGTCAATTACAATCACTACAAAGAATTAAAAAATCTGGTGAATTAGAAAGCAGTTACAAAGAAAGAGAACAACTTGAACAACATGGAAAATCTAAAGTTTGATTTTGTATTTTTAGGTCAATCAATTTTAAAGTATCAAGTACCATTAGATATATTTAATAGTATTAACTATATATACGAAACGAACTATCATAATCTTGCACCTGCAAATGGTCAACTAGTCGGTAAGATAGAAAAAGAACATTCTTTATTTTATCACGGGGCCGACCAATCAAAGATGAAAAATCACAACATGTTACCAAGAGATGTAACAAATTATTTTATAAAAATGTTTAAACACTATTTAGCATTTAATAAAATAACAGATTATGATTTACATCTTAATTCTATTTGGGTTAATGAAATGAAACAGCACGAGTATAATCCAGCTCATGTTCATAGAGGAATGTTATTTACTGGTCTCTCAAGTGTAATGATTTTAAAACTACCATCAACTTATGGTAAAGAATACTCAGCAGAACATGTACAACAAAATGGAAGACTACAAATATTAGGCGCAGCCAACGGTCAGTTTGCTAAAATAGATTATCAGCCACCAATGGACCTTAGAGACTTTTATATTTTTCCATATGACATGAGACATTGTGTATATCCGTTTAACGGAACTAATGAAGTAAGACGAACTCTTGCTGCAAACTGTGATGTACAGTTTGATCCAATAAAAAATAGAGGTGCTAACTAGTGGATAAACAATATTATATAGATAATCACATAGGCCTATTTAAAAATTTTATGCCTAATGAATTGATAGATGATTACACAAATTATTTTAACAAGTGTGAACAACAAGGTGCAGTGTATCCAAGGCAAGTAGATGAAACGTTAGTATCAGATAATGCAATCGATACTATAAGAGATACTAATGTTGCAATGACTTATAACAACAAACCTTTTATAGATATGTTTTTTAAAGAAGTGTATCCTTTGTATGTTCAAAAATATTCATACTTAAAAAAATTAGCCACACATAATATACTTGAAGTTAAGATACAAAAAACTAAAGTTGGAGAAGGTTATCATATGTGGCATTGTGAAAATGCTGAAATGAAAGCTAGAAATAGAATACTAGCTTTTAGTGTTTATCTTAATGATGTTGCAGAAGGTGGAGAGACAGAATTTTTATATCAAAAGTGTAGATTCAAACCAGAAAAAAATACTATGTTAGTTTGGCCTGCACAATTTACACACGTACACAGAGGTAACCCTCCTCTGTCGAATGATAAATATATAATAACGGGATGGGTAGAATACGGATATTAATATGATAACAGAACCACGATGGAAATCTTACATAGTAGAAACAACACAACCAATTTTTACACCTAAACAATGTCAAATGATTATTGAAGCAGGACGTGCTGAACCTAGAAATGACGCACAAGTTGGAAGTAAAAAAGGTACTAAAGGTGGAGTAATAGATACTAAAACTAGAACCTCACATATTAGTTGGATACCATTTAAAAAAATGGGAGATATGTACAAAGACATTGAACGTATTATGAAAACTACTAATGGTAATCATTTTGGTTTTGATGGAATGACAATAACTGAAATGGCACAATACACGGAATATCCAGAAGGTGGCTTTTATGATTGGCATGTAGATAACGATGTAAGTATGAAACACGAACCGCCTGTAAGAAAAATATCTATGACTTGTTTATTATCACCAGAGAATGAATTTGAAGGTGGTGATTTAGAATTAATGGCTGAAGGTAAAGTTGCAAAAATAAAACAAGGGCACGCTGTATTCTTTGCATCGTTTATTAGACACAGAGTTAAACCTGTAATACGTGGCAACAGAAAATCTTTGGTTATGTGGTTTGGAGGCACACCTTTTAAATGATGATTAAAGCTGCATACTTTCCAACTATTATATATGCTAAAGATGTTGATTTAGACAATAGACTTTTTGAAAAAGAAGTTCTTACTTGGGCTGATCAAGACAAAGGAATTAAACGAACTAATATGAATGGTTGGCATAGTCAAACTAATATGCATCAAATACCAGTATTCAAACCTTTAGTTGATGAATTATTTAAAATGCAAAGTGAAGTATTTCAAGAAGAGTGGTTAGAAAGTGAACCAGTTATAGGAAATATGTGGGCTAACATAAATCCACCAGGTGGATATAACAGACCCCACTTACATCCTAATTCTCATTTTAGTGGTGTGTATTATATTAAAGCACCTAAAAATTCTGGACAAATAGTATTTAATGAACCAAGATCTGCAGCACATATGGTTATGCCAAGAAGAAAAGAAGGAGAACCACCTTCACATCTATGGAGAGAGGTTAGGGTTGATCCGTTAGAAGGTAGAATAGTTATATTTCCTGCATGGCTTTGGCATTGTGTTGAACCAAACTTAAGCAATGAAATAAGAATATCAGTATCATTTAATTTTTTACAGAAAGGGTTTGATGTTTAAAGATTACAAATATCAAGTAATTAAGAAAGCTTTATCCTATGAGATGGCTAATTTTATACTTAACTATTTTTTACTTAAAAGAGATGCAACAAGATTCATGTATGAAAATAACATACATTCACAGTCCTCGATACTTGGAACATGGACCGATCAACAAATACCTAATACTTACTCTTGTTATGGTGACTTCGTAATGGATACATTACTAGTTAAGATGTTGCCTATAATGAAACAACATACAGGACTAGATTTAATACCTACATATTCTTATGCTAGAGCATATAAAAAAGGTGATGAATTACGAAGACATAAAGATAGACCTAGTTGTGAAATATCTACTACACTTAATCTTGGTGGTGATCCATGGCCTATATTTATCGACGGTACAGGGTCTAACAACGTCATAGATGAGTATAAGAACATACACAAGCCCAATGCTCCAAAAGGCACAAAAGTCTTGCTTGAAGTAGGTGATATGCTAGTATATAGTGGTTGCGAACTCGAACATTGGCGAGAGCCTTTTGACGGGAACATTTGTGGCCAAGTGTTTTTACATTATAACCATGTAAACGGCCCATTTGCTGAAAAAAACAAATTTGATGGCAGACCTATGCTAGGCCTACCATCGTTTGTAAAATAGTATTATAATGGAGTCGTATGCTACAAAAGATAGGTTTTCAGCCTGGAATCAATAAACAGATAACACCCACTGGAGCAGAGGGTCAATGGACCGACTGTGATAATGTAAGGTTTAGATATGGTACACCTGAAAAAATAGGTGGTTGGAAACAACTAGGTGATGATGCTCTTACTGGTGCAGGTAGAGGACTTCATCATTTTGTAAATAGTAAAGCTAGAAAATACGCAATCATTGGTACAAACAGAATTTTATATGCATATTCAGGTGGTGTATTCTATGACATACATCCTATTAAATCTACAACAACGCTTTCTAATGCATTTAGCACGAGCAACGGATCAAATATTGTTACTATAACATTTAGTACATCTCATAATATAAATGAGCAAGATATAATATTATTAGACAACTTTACTACTATTACTAATTCTAATTATGGATCAGCTGATTTTGATGATAAAAAATTTATGGTGACAACTGTACCATCAAGCACAACTATTACTATTACAATGCCAGGTGCTGAATCTGGATCTGGTGCAACAACATCAGGTGGTATTAGGGTACAACATTATTATCCTGTTGGACCAGCTGTACAAGCAAAAGGTTTTGGTTGGTCACTTGGATCATGGGGTGGTGAAGTAGCAGGTGAGCCTACAACAACATTAACAAATGGTATTAATGATGCTGTAACGACAGGTATTATATTAGGAGATGTATCTCAGTTTCCAAGCTCAGGTACAAACTTTATAAAAATAGATAACGAAGAAATTTCATACACAGGTATATCTGGTAATGAACTTACAGGTGTAACAAGAGAAG